GGGGGGGGGACCAGGACGGCGGTCAACGGGGGAAAACATCGGCGCTCAACGGGAAAAAAAATAATGGATCGCACGGAGATGGGGGGCGGTCATATACAATGGCCTTCACGCCCATTTTTTAAACAGTTTTTGAACCGTTCGGGAATATGTTGAGAACAGTATCGGGAACAGTATCCGTAACCGTTACCCTAACGGTATGGACTATGGTATATTATATAGATATGGTTATTGTTATAGATAATGTTTTATAAAAAAAAGGTTAAAAAACTAAATAAATTAGGAAAAAGATAATTGACACTTAAATGTTTACCATATTATTTTAATATATGCAGATTAAATGTAGAAACCGAAGGTTTGACATTTATACAAAGGACCAGGCTGAGAGTAAAGGAATTATTTTCAGTACGAATTGGCGTAATGCAAACAAAAACGATTGGATACAGACATCAGACGGCAAGGTCCTACAGGTTTTAGGTCGTACAAAGTTAAGTACCAAGACAAAAAAGCCGATTTATGCAATAAGGACAGGCTTTGGCAAGACACCTACATACAAGCATAACATATATGCTGCTAAGTGTCCTGATTATCAATGGGATGTTTACTTAAAGGGTAAATTGACGAGATTAGTAAAGCCTACGGTCCTACAGACAACATTTTTAGAGTACCTGGTGGAAAATTGTAAGCCTGATAAAAAGGGAATGTGGATCGCATCAGATCTAATCCAGGCCTATATGGCCGTATACCAGGACAACAACCCATCAAGTTCATTAAAGAGGGCCTTATGGATCTTGCGTAAGGACACATCAAAGGAGTATATCAGTATGGCAATGAAGGATCAGTTAATAGAAAAGGGCCTTGATGACGAATATATAGCCGACAAGTTAAAGGGGTTCATAGAGGACAAGGCTGCGCCTCACTCAGTTCGTTTACAGGCATTGAACAAGGCCTCAGATCTGCTTGGTCATAACAAAAAAATTAAGAAGGGAAATTCCCAGGACACGGTTATTATGCTAACTGATGAAGACAAAAAACAATTAAAGTCTGAGCAGGGTCCCTTTTCAACGAATCTCATAAAAAATTAAGAGGAGTTAGTAATGGCGACACATACATTTAAGAATGAAGATTTTGCTGATAAGACAAAGAATACTATTGAATTATCAAAGTCCACGACCGTTAAGGAAACCTTCACAATTAAAGGCTTAGAGCAGGAGATTGTTAACATTGATTCACAGATAGCGAAACTCAATGCAAAAAAAACAGAGGTTGAAACTAAAATTTCAGATGCAAAAACTGCATTAAGCATTTAAATCAGGAGGCACAATGATGGATTCAGTAAAAACAATAGTTGCAGGAGTTGGTGGTGTTAGCATTTGGCTTGTAGATTGGTTTGCACCCTTGATCCAGGCTCTCATATCCATTGCAACTCTAATCTATGTATTGGCAAAAATAAAAAATGAAGTAAAAAAATGAATTTATCTGCGATTCAAAAGCAGAATTATCTAAAAAAGATGTATGTAGATCCATTCTTCTTTGCTGAAGTGTTATTTGGTGACTCTTCAGATCCTATGCATTACCATATTCGCAAAAAATCGCCCAAATTTCATAAAGAAATTGTCCAAAAACTGCTTTCTATGGATCGTGGTGACAAATTAGCAATTGTTGCCCCAAGAGGACACGCAAAAACAACATTATGCTCCCTGATTTACCCTCTACATAGGATTTTATTCGGCGAAGAACACTTTGTTTTGCTTATTTCGGAGTCAGAAACACAATCTAAGTATTTACTTGAAACAATTGGCGATGAAATTGAATATAATCCCATATTAAAATATTTTTTTGGCAATAGAATGGGTGGTATTTGGGGAAAAGAGGAAAAACAGATCATTGGTGGCTTTGATGCACACGGTAATCCGACAAATAAGTGCAAGATCCTGATCAGGGGGACAGGGCAGAAGGTCCGTGGCCTGAAATATGGCGCATATCGTCCTACATTGACAATAATTGACGATGGAGAAGGTGAGGCCAACACGGTTACTGAATTACAAAGAGAAAAATTTAGAAGGTGGCTGAATGGTGCCGTTATACCTGGTAGCGCAGACGCGAAAATGATATTTGTGGGAACAATTATTGATGATGATTCATATTTAAACAGGATAGCAGGTGCCAGGGCGTGGGATCGTGAAGGAAAGCATAAAGTCAAAGGTTGGGATACAATGTTTTTTCAATCTGTTTTACAAAAAACAGAAAAAGGGCATTTTTCTTCTTCAGGTAATGAAATTCCCGATAAAAACGGTACTCCTAAGGTCCTATGGAAAGAACATAGGCCATATGAATGGCTGATGGCCGAAAAAGACCGCCTGATATCAGAAGGTGATGCATCTTATTTCTTCCAGGAATATCAGAATATACCTTTGGATGATTCTTTTAGAGTATTTAAAAAAGAACATATTCAGTATTATGAAGGCACATATATGGAGCAGGACGGTATACAATACTTGATGAAAACAACAGACGGGACCAGGCAGCAGGTCCCGATCAATGTTTTTATGGGTGTGGATCCTGCATCATCAGAAAACATTAAGGCCGATTATTCAGCCATTATCATAATAGGCGTAGACGAAGAATTTAATATTTATGTCCTGGATATGTTCAGAGGACAGATAGCACCGTTTGATTGTGGAGAAAAAATATTTGAATACACCGATATTTATAAGCCTAAAACAGTAAACATAGAAGAAACAGGACATTTTATGTTGAGGGATTATGTTTATAAAGTTTCCAAAGAAACAGGCAGATTCCTAAATATTATGCCTAAAAAGGCCATTAAGGGTAAATATTTTAGGATAAAAGAGATGCAGCCTTATTTTGCAAGTAGGGCAGTATATATGAAAGATAGTCATTATGAGTTAGAACAGGAACTTCTATCATTCAAAGAACACGGCACATTTAAGAAGGATACTTTGGATGCCCTGCGATGGGCAATGGATGATATGTACAAACCAAACCTATCGCTAAACAATAAAGGTGAATGGATAATACCTGAAATTAGCATAGGATGTGATTGGGAAACAGGGCAGATGATATATAATTAGGTTCTGAAGAAAATGTATCAATATGGATCAAAACCAATTAGAAGGTATAGCGCAGCAAATGTTGGGGAATTATTCCTGGATGTTTATAGTGGGGTTTGTTATGATATTATTCAGATCAACTTTAGAAGGTATTGTAGCATCATTTAAAATTTTTTTAGGAAAAGGATTAAATACAGACGATATAATATTTATATGGGTAGATAAAAAATATGCCGCAAGAATAGTAAGACTTGGAATTTTTAAAACTGTTTTAACGCTTTATGATATTGATGTTACATCTGATGGAGAACCATACATCTCAGGCGGTGAAAAATTTGAAATACAGAATGATAAAATAAAGGATTTTGTGATTACCAAACCATTAACTAAAGTAGATCTTGATTCTTGGAAAAATGGTTTTAATACAGATAAAATAGGAGAATAGCAATGGCAAATGGAGCAATGCATAAAAAGAAAAAATCCAAAAAAGTTGATACTAAAGTACATAAACATCCATTAGGAGCAGGGTTTGCTCAGAAAGACTCAAAAGCCGAGGTAAAAGAGGTTTCTTGGATAGAAAAAACCTGTCCGAAAACAATGACTCCGACACAGTTTGCGCAATCAATACTTCAAAATGCGCATAATTTCCAGGGTGGTAAAGGTCCAGAAATCCAAAAGGCAAAAGACTATCTTAGTCAATGAAAGTAGATAAATTAAATCTACCTGAAATAACTGCGGCAGATGTGCGGGATACATATGTCTTATGTGAAGGTATGTCCTCTACATATCGATATCAAATGGCAGAGGATGAGGAGTTCTTTCTTGGGCATCAGTTAACACTCCCGCAAAAACAATATCTATTATCCGTTGGCCAACCGCCTGAGTCGAATAACAAGATCCG